AGTTGTCAATTTAAGTTCCATAAATTCTCCCGCTGTCGTTAAGTCTCACATACGCTTCACAATCAGCGATAGAGCCTTGGAAATAAACGGTTTCATAACCACACTCATCGAGTTCAACCACCTGATAGGTGTCATTTGATAAGTGCCTAACTTTTAATTCTGTGGCCATTTTTATCTCCCGTTGTTACTTCAGCATCAGTTTCAATCCACACCCTAGCCCCACAACTTAAAGGCTTATCAGGGCTATACACTACGGTACTCTCGCCATGTATCTTGGCAGCGAAGCACTTGGTGTTATCCTTGTAAGTCTTAACAGTTAGGGGCGGTTCAACCACACCGTCAGTTGCCTTAGCATTACGCCTTATAACGTGCTGATTAACATGGATTCTAGTTTTCATTTGTTCCACCTGCTCGGCCACTCTGGGCAAGGCATTCCATGACCAGATAGCCAGCGATTTATGACATCATATATTTTTGATGGCTCATCACTGTCAAGTTCTTCAGTGCTGTTGAATTTCTTCTTAACCATAGCAGCCTGGAAAGGTTTCCAAATATTTTCCTTAACTGTTGACTCATTCCACGGAACCTCAACACCCTCCTTAATTAGCTTAAAAACGGCAATCTGGTCACATCCTGAGTCGTTTAATTGACCCGCTAGCTCCCTACACCATAGGTGCAAAGAAGCTCTCTGAGAGTCGGTTTTAGGCCGTTTTGGGCTATCTGCGACCTCTATTGTGACTATGTAGCCGTTTTTTGAATCAGGAATCCTTGAATTTACTATTCTAGGCACAAGCTCACTCTTATGGTTTACTTTAAACTTCATAGCCGATTTCCCTCAAATAACTTAAAAAACCTTCTGTTGGCTCATTGCAAGCCAACTCCTCATCACTAGGCGGTAATGATCTAATGTTTTGTCTTTTTAAATATGCAACAACAACATTGGTTTTTACTTTTAGCGCCCTAGCTATCTCTTCCATAGGAATATTTGAATTAACGTACATATAACTAACTTTCTTTTTCTGTTCCGGTGTCATCTTCTAAAACCCTCACCTCTTCTTTTCTAAAGCCCTCTTCAACAGAGTCTACCATGTTTTTAAATTCTTCTTTGATTATTCGCCTAATATAATCTGAATCAACTCCACAAATCTCACTGTGCCAGATAACACCATTAAAATAATTTTTAGCATTTAACACCAGCTTCTTGTCTTCTATAGAACCAGCAGCTAAATATGCGTGTCTAAAATTAAACTTATCAATTAATGCAGTGTGAATAACTGACAGCATTAGTTGTTTTTCTGGAGAAGTCCAAACATTTAAAGTGGTATCAAACCCAAAAGAAACAGATAACCTTTGAACAATATTGTGAATCATTATTGCAATGTATTTTGTTTTTTTATCTTTTGGGTTAAAACCCCTTGTTCTTTTCAAACCTTATTACCTCTAAATAAATTCATAGTTTTATTTTCAAAAGCAGTAAATTGTTTGCTTTGCTTGTGAAAGTATAACCCAAAATTAGCCTCATCACCGTCTTGCCTGTTCTTTTCTAGCGCAAGCCATACCCCAGGCTGATCGCCAAACTTCTCTTGGTTCTTTTCGCGCTGCTTATTTCTAAAAACAATAAACAATTTATCAGTTAAGTCTGATATCTCTCCAGCGCCACGAATATCATACTTATTTGGCATCTTGCTTTCACTCTCACCCTTTCTCATATGAACAACAAGGTGAATATGCATATTCCATTGTTTTGCCGCAGCCCTTAAGTTGTTGCAGAACTCAGCCTGACCCTCATAGTCGTCACGATTAACGCACATAGTTAAACTGTCGATGACCATATGGTTTATCTTTAACTCTGAGCCAGCATAATGAACTAAGCCAAGCATCCGCTCCTTCTTTACACGACCTTCGCACTCATAAATAAATCCGGTTTCACTTAAGTCATTTAACAAACCTTGGCTGAACTTAACTGACGGCTCACACCCTGCTGCCTGACTGCACACTGAGGTCAATATCTCTTCCGGTTTCATTTCCATACTAGCTATTAAAACCTTTCGACCATTTAGCATGAAGTGAGTCATCACATTTGTAACAAGCTCTGACTTGCCATGCCCGTTTATGCCAGCCCAAATGCTTAATTGACCCTCACCACACCTGACGTAATCGTGAGTCTTAGCCCACGGTAACTTATCCCCAATTAACCTTGCGCCACTCCTTAGATGACTAGCAACCCTCTCTGAATAGCTTGAGAAGTCACCAACCTCTTGACTCTCCTGCTGGCCTATAAAATTCATAAGCTCTTTGTCTGTCAAATCAATTTTCTTCATGCATCCTCCGATTTAATACTTGCCACGCTTTCGCTGCTGTTTGCGGCACTACTCCGTTCCCCAGCAGCCTAATTCTGTCCACCCGATTGGGACCCCCATCAACCACTCTGTCCAGTCTGGGTTCAGCAGTCCAGTCGGCTTTGATTCTTCCTTGACTTTCGCACAAAGGTAGCTTCTTTTGTCCATGTGGATCTGGCTCTTGCTCCCCACTGGTCCGCAATCCTTGTACTCGCTCGCCCTTGGTGTCGGCCAACTCTTGACCTCCTGATAAATCTCTACAGCTCTGGGGTTCACCTGCTCTCTCAGATTGGATGGCCTCGATCTGCCCTTCCTTTGCCCTGTAGCCATCTTCAGAGTCGCTTCCTCGCTTCTCTGCGGCAAATAATCCATTGTATTCGGAGTCGCCCATGATGTAGACTCGTTTTCTTTGGTGAGGCGCGCCAACTTCGCTCGCTGAGAATATTCCCCACGTTGCTCTATAACTATCTTCTTCCAAGTCGCTGATGACGCTGGAGAGTCCAAGCGAGATGTGGCCTTCGACATTTTCAAAGAAGACCCTAGAAGGTCTAATTGCTTGTGTATGTCTCCGAATAAGTGGCCAAAGATGTCTTGAGTCTCCTTCTCCTTCTCGCTTACCTGCCGTGCTAAACGGCTGGCACGGATACCCGCCAACGATGATGTCAACTGCATCTCGAAACAAGTGCGCTGGGAAGGTAGCAAGAGATGTGTACACAGGTGCCGGAACCAATAATCCCGCTTCCATTTTCGCAAGCAAGTTTGCAATTGCATAGGCTTCGATCTCACAGTAAGCGATGACTCTATGTTCGACTCCAATAAGGTCAAGTCCTCTTTCGATTCCACCGTAGCCAGAACAAAAGCTGATGACGGTTGGTAATTCTTTGGTATTATCCACATCTTAATCCTCCGATTAAATCCAAGTTAATTTGGGTGAACTGCTTGTATCACCCTTTTTGATTGTTAATACATCCCACTTCTCTCTTAACTTTTTAGGGCTAAGAACATTTGACTGCCAAAACTTATCGCTATTGGCATAAGCAAAAAGATCATTTATCTCATCATGAGAATGACCATCACTTTCACGCATTAATCTGATCTCATTTGACCACGAATCCATGTTTGGTTTCTTGTGCTTTGAGTTCAAATTAAGCAATTTTTCATAGATACTTTCAGCGACCTTTCTGTCCTCTTCAGTCCAGCTTAGGTTCTTTTTAGGTTTACTTGTAGGTTTGTGTCCCAAATTTGGCACTACCCCCTGTCCCATATTTGGTACTACCCCTGTCCCAATATTGGCACTACCTATACTCAGTGTGTACCAGTTACTTGAGCCAGAAACCTTTACCCTTGAGAGCAAAGATTTATCGTTCAACAGACTTAATGCCTTGAGAACAGTTTTTCTTTCTAAGGATGTCTGCCTAGAGATATAATTAACACTAGGATTACATTGACCAGTGTCAGCATTATGGCAATCTGCGAGGCACAGAAGCACCAACTTCTCAGAGGAAGGCACTTGTATGTCCCAAGCCCAGAAAGTCGCTCTCGCGCTCATACAGAGCCTCTCAGGGCTAAGTAAGACTGCAACTCCTCTTCCTTTTCCTTAGCGGTCTGGGTTTTACCCTGCTCTCTCCTTGTTTTTGCTATAGAAAGATGGATTTCTCTCCAGTCAGAGTCTTTCTTGATTTCTCTGTGTGACCTTTGCTGGTAACCGTCCTCTGGGAAAAGCTCAACTGGGTGCATACCTACTGACTCAATCACATCATTAGCACCACAACCAGTCCAGCACTTAATCAAAATATTTCCATTCTGGGCAAGGTCAACATACAAAGAAGGCTTGGTGTCATCATGAGCTGGGCATCTTGCAATCCATGACTGCTGATGACCTCTGCGTGGCTTAACTTCCTTGCAGTTATCAAGCCTTTCCACTAATTTATCAATGCTCACTTTCTGCCTCCCTCCACTTAAGAAGCAATTTAAACTCCCTAGCCCTAAGAACCGGAACCCATTGCCTCCATTGATAAACGGCCTGTGGAGTAGTGTCGTAATAGTTAGCTATATTTTCAACAGAACCAAAATAACTAAGCATTTCATCGTAAATCAAACTGTTTGGTTGCATATCCCCTCCTAAATAAAGTCAGGCCACTGTAAGCTAGCTTTAAAAATAAAGCAACAGGTAAAGAAAAAGTTTTTTAAATTCTTACCAGTTGACATTTTGCCAATATAGGTTAAAGTTGAGTCTCACTAAACAACTCCCGTGGAGGGACTATGACTAAATTAAGAGATATACATGATGAGCACAGTGCAGAAGCCGCTGAAGCCTGGGCGTTACAGAACTTTAAGTGCGCCTTAACTTCTTTGGTTGAGCAGGTCGATTTTGATAATGAGCAGACATTTAATCGCTTTGTGAACATTACTAGCGGCCTTGCTTGGATAAATAACGAAGAAAAGCTTGCCAAGATTAAAGAATCTGGAGCAAAAATATGAGGTTAGTTAAATTGAATGTTAGTGTTGCTTTAATTTCTTTTTGTTCTTTCGCTTGGTCTTCGGACCTGCTGCCTCAAGACGCGGAATATTGTGAAAACGCTTACCCTGAGTTAAGTGCAAAAGAAATGTGTTATAGGGAAATTGTCTACCAGTTTAAGCAGTGCCTTGCTGCTGGTGGTGAAGAAACCCAGTGTGATATCGATCTTTTAGATGATTACGTTGATTGCGATGAGAGGGGTGAATAATGGCTGTGGCAATGTGCGACAATTGTGGCGACTTGTTTGATGATGACTACAATCCAGGCGAAGAAACAGAAATTGGTTTTACTTGTGAGGATTGTGTAGTACAATGCGTTTGCGTTACCTGTAACGCTTGGGATGAAACCGGAGTTGACGATAATGGCGACTGCGGATCTTGTGTTAAAAAAACCAAACCCTAGGAGGGGCTATGAACAAATCAGAAAATATAAACGAACTTGCTGCCGCACTTAGCAGGGCGCAGAACGAAATGGGCGGTGCTGTTAAAGACAGCAAGAACCCATTCTTTAAATCTAATTACGCTGACCTTACTAGCGTTATCAAAACAATTAAACAACCTTTTGTTAACAATGGCTTATCATACGCCCAATTCCCTGTTAACTCTTCAGGTGGCAATGGTGTCGGTGTTAAAACCATCTTGATGCACCTTAGTGGCCAGTGGATAGAAGAAGAGTTCTATTTGCCGCTAGCCAAGCAAGACCCGCAAGCTGCTGGCAGCGCAATTACTTACGCCCGTAGGTACTCTTTGGCAGCCCTTGCAGGAGTTCCCTCTGTGGATGATGACAGCGAGGCATCGATGATGCGGGGAAAGCCGCAGGAGGAGGTCATTACGGTTGATGGGAGTGTTAATCAAGACTACTCTCATGAGACAAAAGCAAAAGCTTGTGCAGATGCGGTTGATAGAAACAGAGAGGCTCTTGATTACATGAGAAAGCATTTGGCAATACATAACGGGCTTCAGGAGGGGTCAGAAAAGATAAAACACTACGAGGAGGCTATGGGAGCATGGTCATGCATTCCTCAAGAAGATCAACTTGCGCTTTGGGTAGCACCAAGTAAATACCCGCAAGAAGCGTTTTTCTCAACACTAGAAAGAAAGCAAATTAAACAACTGGCATAATGGAGATTAAAATGAGCGAATACGACAACACAAATTCTGGCGCTTTGTTTAGAGCAAAAGAAAAGAAGTCAGAAAAACATCCTGATTACACAGGTACGATTAACGTCAATGGCGTTGATTGCTATTTATCTGGGTGGGTCAAGCAGTCTAAAGCAGGTCAAAAATACTTTAGTTTATCTGCAACGCCAAAAGAAGCTCAGGTCCAGGCGGCACCTGTAAGCCTTGACGATGATTTTGATGACGACATCCCATTCTAGATGGCTGCTAAGAAAAAGAAAAAGGCCAAGACAAGTCAAGAGCTACGTCAAACTGCTTTAAAGACTTTGCAAAAACTTGTCAGGCTTAAGGCTGCGGATGACACAGGGTACGTTACCTGTGTTAGCTGCGGTTGTTCTAAGAAATGGAATGAAGGTATGCAAGGTGGTCATTTTATACCAAAAGGCAGTAGCTCTAGATGGGCCTTAGAGGAAGAAAACATTCACCCTCAGTGCTCGTCTTGCAATCAATTTGGAATGAAGCATGGGAGCGCTGAAGCGCAGTACACGCTATACATGATCGATATGTATGGCAAAGACCATGTTGAAATGATGCTTAATACAAAAAAGAATCCGGTAAAGTTTTACTCAGCAGATTATCGAGAAATGATAGCTGAGTGGGATAAAGAAATATCTAATCAATTGCAACGGGTGGGTTTGTGATAAAGAATATTAGCTTAACTATTGGCACTGATGATACTATTGGCGCTAGGCAGTTAATTGTTGATTATGTTGCTGAAGGTGACGTTGTCAGGATTACTGCAAGTGATTTTGCTGGAACAAAGACTTACGCTATTGAAAGTGCTAAAGATTGCTATGAACTCGGTGAGTTCTTAATTGCTGTCTCTGGTACAATGGAATCCTTAGCAGGGAAGTAGCCCTCCACGTAGACGCTGACCTGCGATCCCTGTAGTCAGCACCTTGTTCGAATTACCTAGTTCCCCCCTGCCCCTGTATGTCTTCAGATATTTTAATTAAAGTCTCTGGGCTTACCGTTTCCAAATCACCAATTCTTCTAAAACCTTTAATTCTAGAGGTGTCATAAGAACTAACATTTACTTGGTTATTCTGATTTCCACCAAGAATTTTAATTTTACCTTTTTCCCCTTCTCCTGCAAAAAAGCCAACATGAAACAATCCGTTTTTTGGGTTTTGTATTACAGCAAGATCACCAAGCTGTGGGTCATTGTCAACATTTTCGCCATATTGCAAATACTTAGCAGCCCTAACAATGTCGTATTTATCCTTCTCGTATTTTAAACTTGGCTGACCTAAATCATTTAAAACATGGTCAACAAATGCAGCGCACCACGCAACACTTTGTACTTTTGATGGGTCCTTCTTGCCATCCTTTGATGTCATAAGGCTTGGTATACTTTTATCAAAGAAACTTGCTATGATGGGTTGGTGTTTGGGGTTAGCCTCATCCAGACCATAATACTCTTTGCCATATATAAGCTCTATAGGGTTTTTTATTAATTGCTTTTCTTCCTTCTTAGTTGGCTTTGGAACAACTTCGCTAATTATTTTCTTATTTACTGGGTTTGGAGTTTGCACTTGTTGAGGTGCTGTAACCTGCTCTATAAGGGTCGCAGGAGGCTCTACAGCTTGCTGTGCGCCCATGCCTGGTGACTCCGGTGTTGAACCTACACCTGAGCCAATTAGTTGCTGAATCAAGCCGTCTAAAGTAGCTGGCTGACCAGGCACTTCAATTGGAGGTTTGCCCCCTTGCTGGGCTAATTGAGTTAAAATATCTTCCATTATTGCGCCCTCATTCTTTCTTCTAAGCTCTCAGGTCTGCGCTCTTCAACTTCTTTTGAACCAGTCCTGTACATTTCCCCTTGAACCCCAGCAATCAACATCCATTGATGCAGCATAGAGACAGCTTCATTAACATTGTCTATCTTATCAACCTTGTCAACGTAATCGATAAACTCTTGAGGATTTAAAAGCATCGCATTTGTTATCTCATCAATTTGCTCACCAGGTATTTTAGTAAGCAGTCGCTCCATGACTCGGCCACCAACATTGGCCATGATTAGAGGTGACTGACCAAACTGAGAGCCAATTCTTGCACCAAGCACTTTGCCTATTGTTGTCTTTAAAAGATCTTGTTTGTACTCATCCCTAGTCATCCCAACGCTTTTTCTAGCGATAACCTTATCAACATCATCATATATTTGCTTTATGTTGTTGTAAGCCTCATCACCAAAAACCTGTTTAAGTAAGGGGTCTACTTTAACTCTGTAGTTTTTTGAAGCAAACGTCATGTTGTGACTTAATCGATCAAGAATAAGAACCTGAAGGCCCCTAAGAGACTCAGCCGGATCTTGAGTCTGACTTATATCTTCAAGCAGATCATCAACGCCTTTCTGGAATCCACCTTTCAACTTACCGGCTAAAAGTTTATCAATAGTATCTATTGCATTTGGAGACTGAATTAAATTTACAGCAACAGATTTTTCCCGCGAGCTTCTAGTTAACTTTGCTGATTCCTGAGCAAGATCTTCTGCATCACCAGTGTCTGCTATTTTCTCCATTCTTGCTCTAGCATTAGGAAATCTTCTCAAGAAAGAAGCGTGTTTTTTAATCCAAGCGTTTGCTGCTTTAGTGTTAACAACACCTTCAGGGGATATAGCGGCAGAGGCAAAACTGCTAATACCAACTTCCTCGGTTGCCTGAAGCAAGTCTTGAGCACCTTCAACACCTTGCTCGTTAGCAAATTGCGCTTGGCTTATAATTTCATCAGCAGGTTTTGCGCCTCGCTCATTAGCCTTAAGTATTCTTTGATCTGTGGTTGCAGCGTCATCGAGCGCAAGATTTTTAGCTGTCTTGTCTGTGGTTTGCTTAAGAAGTCGCGTGTAGTTTGCAGCTTCTGTGTACGCTGGACTAACATTTGGAGCTGAGTTAATTCCATTCAATAAACTTTCTTGAAACTCGCTAGCAAATTTAGCATTAAATTTATTTGATTCGGCCTTGCCTGGAGATTTAAGCTGTCTTGTTTTTGCATTAATTGCACTTCTTAAGTCAATTAATTCTTTTGCGGAAACAAAAACATCTTCAACAGGCCCAACAGCCTCACTAGTAGACTTAATGTCAATTCCATAATCAAATGGGGAGTTTTCAATATCTGCCACTAAATCTTTTTTAGTAGCATGGCTGGTCCCCATAGGGCTATTTGTATCTGGGTCTATGTAATACCACCCAGAATTTTCATAACCATACTCATTTGCTTCTTTTCTTGTAAGTTTTACTGCATTACTTTTAATTAATTGACTCATTAAACTTGGAGTTGATGACCCAATTGGGGCGCTAGCATCATCAGATATTTTAGCCAAGCCCTTTAGTATATTTAACTCTTCAGCGTATCCTTTTGAACCCATTGATCTTGCAGTTTCTGTGTCAAGAATAGAATCCATTGTTCCTTTAAAGTTTCTATAAACCTCACTGACATTAACCAAATCTTCATCTGGAACTTGATCCCACAAAGCTTCATGTTTTTCTTCCATGTTCGCTAAAACAGCTTCAGTTTGTATTTCTTGGGCAAGGTTTGCATCTTCTAGGGATTCGTACTTAGTGCCTTTTGATTCAAGAATATCCTCAGTAGTCTGCCTAGCGTTATCCAGCATCATTTCAGCATCAGACTCTTCAGCAGCAACTCTCATCTGAAGCCATTTGTTTAAACTTTCTTCAGATCCGTTTTTTTGAATTTCACTCAAAGAATTAGATAGGAATTCAAGAGCATCTCGATCCATGTCTCTCATTTCTGCATTAAAACCTTGAGCCTTTCTTCCCTTCTCCCAAGCAAGCAAACCTCTATCTCCAGTTAAAGCTCCAAGTGTACCAGGGAACTTCTGACCACTTGCTGCCCACTCTCGAACCTTAGCTATAACCGCATCCCTATCAGAAGAATGAAGAAGTATGTTTTCAAGAGCCATAAATTCCTGCCCCTCCCTGCCAACTATTTTTAGAAGTTCATCTTGCTTTCTTATTCTAAAGTCCTTAACACCTTTGTAAGCAGCAAAGCTAGTAGGCACAAGAAGGGACGCAATTGTCATTGCAAGCGGGTCACCATTTGTCGCCAAGCCAACTGAAGTTGCAGAAAGAGAAGATAATGCTGCAAACTTAGCTTCGGCTTTTATTCCCTCTTTACTTGCCGCAATAACAGCAGCTTTACTTGCGCCAGTTCTTGTAGGAACAGTTGGCGCTGTGGTTGTTATTTTTTTAAGATCGTCTAGACTTCTGGGTATAAGTCTTCCTTCTGCAAAGAAAGGATTGATACCAGCCTTTTGTGCAATAGGCAAAAATTGTCTAGCGCTTTCTAGTGACCTCATACCACCAAAGGCCATAAGTCCAGCGCCTGTAGTAGCAGCACTTGCTATTTCTAGACCAAATTCAAAAGGCGCTATTGATTGTCGTTGTTCTGCTGTTAAAGGGTTGTCACTAAAGCTAAGGTCTTCAGCTTTTATTTCATCACCAAAAAGACCCTTTCTTAATGGCCTTACGTCTTTCTCCCCTTCTGGAGCGGCTTCCCCGCCAAGCGCCTCGATGATGCTTCCCTTTACGTCTTTAACAACTTTACTAGATGCTACATCACGAATGGTTTGTGCTGCGGCAGCATCTAATGTGCCAAAATTAATTTCATTAGTATTTCTATCTCCAAGACCAGTTAGCTCTCCAATAATCTTAGATGGATACTCGATGGAAGTTGTTTGAAGGCCACCCATCTTATTGTTGGCCCAAGAAAGAGCATTCCAAGCCATTGGACCTACATCTAAAACAGAAAGCATACCCCTGATCGCGCCTTGACTTAATGTCTCAGCGTAATCAATACCAACACCAGGCATCTTATTAACTTCTGATCCAATGTCATTAAACTCTGGGCTATTGTTATAATTTGGAGACAATCCAGCAGATTGTGAAATTAAAGAATTCATTTTCTCAACTTCAGAAGAAGATAGTTGATTAAAAGACCTTAATGGTTTTTCTTCGCTTTGGGGGTCTAGCCCAGCAGATTTCCGGACATATTCATTTACATCAACAAATCTTGGATCAACACCTTCTTGACTACGGATTATTTCATTTTCAGTCATTAATATTCTTCCAATTGAAGTGATCTCAGAAGTTCTTTTTCTGGATAATCAGGAACCTTAAGTTCCCTTCTTGTTTGCGCTAAGAAATTTGCCAAAAACCCTGCCGAATACATTTTACCAGTTTGCTTACTGTAATAATAACCCTTTCCTTTTAATGCAGGGTTAACCTGTGGAAACCAATTTTGCATAGCGTACCCAATACTTCCTTTTATGGATTCGGGGTTGTTAGGATCTCCTGCTAAACTAATACCACCCTTAGACCATTCTGCCGCTAAATCTGTAGCCATTTTCATTTGAGCAACATCAGCAGACCCTGGTGGATAATATTCAGGATCGTCATTTTCAAAAACGCTGTAAGCAGATTTTATTCTAGATAAGGCTTGCGGAATCTTATCTGTAAACATTCCAGATATTGCAGACGCAGGTGTTATGCCAATTGGGATAGCCATTGCTTCTAAAACAAACTTAAGATCACTGTCAGACATGGGTTTTAAAAGAGGGGCAAAAGCCAAACCTTGTTCACTCTTAATTCTATCGTATCGATTCAACGCTGACTGTTGTTCCTCTGACATAAGTATGTCTGCCCCAGGAACACCTCCAACAACCCTTCCTTTGATAGCGCCTTGTACGCTTTGAAAAGCTGGCTCTGTCATTAAAGAAATAGACCTTTGCATAAGACTATTTTCATTATCTAAAAAGCTAACTTGATCAAGAAAAGTTTTATCTATTTTAGTTTCATTACCCCTTCTCCTATTAGAGCTACCAGAACCACCCACGTTCACTGTAGTAGTTGTTCCGTCAGGGTTTGTTGTTGTTACAGACATTCCAGATGTTCGCACGGCCTTATCCCTACCCTGCTCTGCATACAACAATTCTTCTTCGAGCCTAGCCAGTGCCGCAGCAGCCTCTGGACTGTTATTGCCACTTGCAATTAAATTTTTTCCTGTAGAAATCTGATCTCGTAAATCATTTATTTGTTTATTATAAACTTCAATAGAGTTTGGACCAAAGCCTTGAGCTTTGTCAATTTCGCCTTGTATTTGCTCAGCAAGAGAAAAATTACCCTCTGCTATTGCTTTTTGTTGTTGCTCTTTAGATCGCTGAATTGGGGTTAATTGGCTGAGCCTGTGTGTCTCTTCTTGCATGATTTGATCTTGAACAGCTCTTTCTTCGCCAGCCACATCTCTTTGCTCTCCAGCAGCAGCCCTTCGCTCGGTATTTATATCCTTCATAAAACCCATCTGGGCAGTAAGGTTATCTCTTTGAGAACCGATTATGTCAAGATTTGATTGAGCCGCACTAGCTCGTTGTGCTTGCTCGGTTGCTCTTATTTTTTGTTGTGCTTGAGAGCCAGTACCAATGGCCGCACCAATGCGACTAGAGAGGCTTGCAGTGCTGTCTGCGCTACCAAGAAGAGATAGTCCAGCCTGTAAAGCAAAACCCTTCTGACCTTCTGTTGGGTTCTTAAATGTATCAGCCCACCCGCGCACTTCACCTTGATCATTAAGAGCACGGTATCCAGGTCTTATTGGCTGACTAACCGCAGCAGATAAAGCATTTCTAGCATCAATCTCTTGATCCTGTAGTTGTTGCTGGCCACCCATTGCTAACCTAAGAGCTTGTAAGTAATCAAATTCTGCCATTTCTATGCAAGGCCTCTAGCTTGAAGTTCTCGTTGTAAAAGTTGTTTTCTCATTTTTTCTTCTTCTGAAAAACCTTCGCTAGAAAACAAAGGCTTTGGAATAAATGTTGGCTCGTCACCAATTCGCTCTGATACAGACGGTGGCCTAGCAACTTGGGGCTGGGTTATTGGTGCTGACTGAATCATTGGTGCTTGTTGTTGTGGTTGAACACCCATCCCAGTTAGCTGCATCATAGCTTGTGTTTTCATTGGGTTTTCTGTAGCGCCCGATGCCATCTGTCCAAGACCAGTCTTAACCTGAGATGCTAAAGTTGGTGATGCAAAAGAACTACCTGCTGGCAATACAGTTGCCGATTGAGGTGCTACACCACCAGCAAGGCTTTGAGCCAAGCCTGATGATGCCCCGCCAGATAGTGCGCTGGAAGATGCAGCAACTGACCCAGGGTTAGCACCCATTGCTAAATTTGCAGCTAAATTTGCGCCAACGCCAGAAGACGCAGCGCCAGGTAGTGCAGCAGCAGTACCAGCAGTCCCTAGGCCTGATGAAACAATACCCGCAGCAGCCGGTGATGTAGCTCCAGCACCACCAGCTAAACTAGCGCCTATTCCAGAACTTGCAGCGCCACCACCGCCAGCTAATGCACCACCCATACCACCAGTGAACGCACCTAACAAGCCACCACCAATTGCACCGCGTAATTTGTCGTCAGGATTTGTTGCTGCGCCTATTGCTGCGCCAGCAAGTATTGGAATTAATAATGCTGGGAGTGCCATAGTTAAACCTTTGCTTTAGCCAATGTTGGGTTGTTTTGCTGTCCTGCGGCAATCTGGTTCATGCCAGTGTTGCCACCAGCCATACGCTGGAGAAGACCGGCTTGAATTGGTGCTGCACGATAAGATGGGGCCTGATTGTTGTATGCCTGAAATTGAGCGTCTGCACCCAACCTTCCTTGCTCTAATGCTTTTTGCTGTGTTTCAGCTTCAAGGATTTGATTGGTTAATTTTGTGTAAGCTGGGTTTGCTTTCTTTTTCCTTTTCAGGCCACCAAATTTGCTTTTAGTGATTGTTTTTCTAGTGTTATCCTTCATAGTATTAAGATCTTCAATATAATCCGCATTTGTTGCTGCGTCTGCTTCAAAAGGATTACTAAATGGAGAAAAGTTCTGAACATCTTGGCGAACTGCTGGCCCAATACCAGCAAGCAATGGCCCACTATCCTGCATAACAGCATTACGCTGCCGATCAATACTTGCCTGAATCATAGGAGCTAGCTGTCGATTGACCTCATTACGCTGGCCACTTTTAAATGTTGGCTTTTCAACCTGCCCGTTTTTTAATTTCTTATTAAGGCGATCATCTATGCTTTTCCCGCCAAGTAGTGTTTGTACTGCTCCCGCACCCATAATAATATCCTCTTATTTCGCTAAACCGTAAGCAGTTAACCCAGCACCAACCGCAGTTCCCAAGTTTCGACCAGAACTGCTACCACTACCACCAGATGAGCTGTTTGTTATTTGACCAAGGTTTACGCCGCTAATTCGACTACCAAGTCTATCAAGCGCAGTTTCAGGAGCCTCCTGACCAAACATGAAGCGTTGTCGCTCCGCATTAATGATGGCTTGGTTTCTTGCTTCTTGTTGAGCACCAACCGATGAGGCTGTCTGTGCAGGCTGTAGAAGGCCTTGGTTGACCATGCCCATGTTGCCTATGGCTCGCTGTTGATTAGCCATTAGAGCCTGCATAGCGGAGGCTGTGGTGGCTTCTGCGGCCTGTTGCTCTTGTATTCGCTGCCTATCACCACCAAAAGCGCCCTGTTGTATGGCATTGCTTCCTATGCTAGGAAGTATCTGGCTTTGAAGGTTTGCAATCATCGGATTGATAATGGCTTGGCTTTGAGCTGAATTAGGGTCAAGACCAGCCATAGCTGACTGAAACCCTGCCATCCCTAGTTGCGCTTGAGGGTTAACGGCATCAAGAGCTAATTGCTGAGCCGCAACAGTGTTCTGAGATTGAGCACCTACAGTGTCACCAGGAAAAAAACCTTGAGGGCCTTGCCCAAATTGGTTTTCAGCTAGGCCAAATAGCTGGGTTAATGCCCGTTCCTGCGCTGGAAAAGGCTTAGTCGTTTGTGTTGTATTTGAAGGAGCTGATCCACCGCCACCCATAATTATTCCTCTATCTGTTCGGGGCCATTGCCCACATCGTAACTAAAGACTCTCATGTCAACCCGCCACCCTTGGTCAACAAGAAATTTATCTAAACCATCTATCGCTGTTTTAACACTAATTCGCTCACAACCATAATCTCTGGACTGCTCTAAAAAGAAGTCAAAGTGGCTTGCTATTAGGTTGCCTTTGTACTCTGGCTTACCCCACGCCAACCAGCAAAGAAATGAATTCTCTTTTGTTAAAGTATTTGCTTCTATAGTAAAAACAGCAAAACCTTCTTCTGTCTTGTATAGAATTGCAGATCCATTAACGCAGGCCGCATACACATCTTCAGCCCTATAATCAAACCAATAAAACTGTTGAAGTATTTCGTTGATTCCATCTTTTACCCAATACCACTCATCTCTAATATTTGCTACCACTGGGGTCATTATTTTTTCGCCTGCGTAACTAACCAATTAGAGCCATCACTAAACAATGTTATACCCTCAAAAGAACGATTAAACTCAAAATCAGCAGTTGATCCGTCTATCAAAAAAGCGCCTGGATTCAAAAAAGCTTTATGGTTTGCTGTTATAGACCCGTCAGCAATAAACCTTATTGTTCTATATTTTTGTAAGGTTGGGTTTGGAAGGTCAACTATGTAAGACCCATTACCCCCAGTGTACTTTAATAAAACAAAACCACTAGAAGCTGTGTAGCTAACAGTATCGCCAGCAGACTGATTAATAATAAACGGAGTCTGATCATTACTTGCGAAATGAATCCACCCAAGATCATTATTGACATCTTTATTTAAGTAATCGTACCTATAAAGGCCACGCTCTTTGTGCTCGCTAAACCCTGTAGTAGAGCCATCAGAGTACATAATCATGCCAATTCTAGGGTTAGCCACAGGATCTGCTTGAGGTATAAATGCGTGTAATGTGCTAAGGGCATCAATCCTTTGATTTAAGCGCCTAAGCTCATCCTCAATCGCAGCAGTGTTGTAAGTCTGAGGCAGTAAAGCCATTAGCGAGAACCCTCAAACCTACCCTGCACAACCATGTCTGTAATTGTCCAATCATCGGTTGACTGATCGCTAGATATCTCTAGGTGAATGTATCTGCCAGCAGTCCTTAGATCGTTCTTTTTAAAGCTCTCGTCAACAAAGAAAGAGTCTGACTCATTCCAATAAGGCTCATCATCTATTTCATTTGACCAGCCAACCCTAACTCTAGGTGAACCGGTTCCTTCTTTCCCAACTCTAACAGATGAAACCTCTTTAATTCTGCTTGCATCATTAAGATCGTGAGCTTTGGTTGTTGCAACAACAGATGGATTAGCTAGATCAGATTTATTACCTTCAAAGTAAAAGTTACCCGTATCACCTGATAAACTATTTCTAAACAATCCTCTCTCATGATATGCAGATATCGATGAGTCTCTCATACTCCACTGCTTTGTCTTGTAATTGTAGTAGATTTCTTTTGTGATCGATGATGCGTTTAATGGAACAGCCCAAACAACTTCGTTTTCTTTTGAGTTGTTGTAACCATATATCTGGCCCAATTCACCAGTTGAAATGTTATCTCTAAAGAAAGTATTCATACCACTTTCGCGGCCAATCATCTGCACACTAGTACCATCAGTAACAAAGAAACCATCTCTTGTAACACCGTAATTTAATCGCCCTACAGATATTACAGAGTTTGGTGAAACAGCGCCAACACCATTCTCAAGAGCTGCTTGGTAGCCAAATATGTTTGGAAGACCAACATAAGAAACTAAGAACATTTGAGTTTCAGTGTACACTGCTAAATTGTTTCCAATCTGAGCAACGCAGTTAATTGCAGAATTTGCTTCACGGATCAAAAGACTGCCTGCTGTGTTAGTCGCGTCTGCTGTCCAAGTGTCTAAATCATCTGCACTACACCACGCAAAGTTTCTATCTAAGTTTACTCCGTTTCTTTCGTAGTTAAAGGCCAGCATATGAGGGCCTTGCTTGTGAAAGCATTTCACCTTTGTAAAATTAATATCTGTTTTTGTTACAATAAATTGAGCGTCAGTTCCTACTCCTGTTATTTTTTTAGCATCAAATGTTCCAGAAGTAAATGAGCTACCAACACCCCAATCAGTAACGCGAATGGTAACTGGAGCGCCACTAACTCCTATCTCTGTAACTGTAAACAGTATGCTGTTTGCGGATTGAGTACCAGTAGGATCACAAAAACCTGTATCACCTACGGCCCAATTAACTGCTGAAGTTGGAGTTACAAAAGTTACGCCAGATATATCGTCTTCAAAAAACGTATTAAAGGTTGTGCCATTTTTCTTGATGACCGGCTTAGATGAACCATACGCACCAACAACCCAACTGCCAAATGTCTCAAAGTCCCACTGGTCAGCTTCATTAATACCCTCATCCCAAACGGTTAATACATTTTCGCCACTAACATTATCAAGCCATGTTGTGGTCACAGCATTGACACCAGGGTTATCAATCCACTGAGTACCAGACGAGGTAGCAAATAAAGAGTAATTAAATCCAACTATGTCAGAACTATTTGTTTTTAAACTATAAGAATATATTTGATTCAAATCACCAAAATATGCAAACTTATCATCATTCTCGATTACAGATGTTATTCCCCTAATTGGAGTTCTTACACCTGGAGGTATTGCATCACCAATTGCAAAAACACCAGCAGAGCTTATGTCGAATTGAGTTGTCCCTCCAGCCGGAGAAGTAGGAGTTCCAAGCCACATGGGTGGGTCAAGTGGATCTGGTCTATCAAAGCCTGTTTGATTACCATTATTATCATAAGATCCAGTTATAGAATAAAAAACAAAGGCACTTTGTCCAGCAGGAACTGATCCAGAATAAACGGCAGCAACAATAGTCTGGACACCATTTATCTCATATCTATCCCTCATGTTTTGAGTCCAGGTTCCTCCGTTTGGCAAAATAGTACCAGCATTAGGAGAAGGATTTGGAACGCCAGTAATATTAATTTGGTCGCCAGCTTGAAAATTCTTTACGCCATTAAAAAATATCTTGTGTTGGATTTGAAGAACTGATGGAGGTGGTTGATATAATTGGGCAGAAAATGTTGATTCAATTTTAACAACATCGTTTATTAAATCTGCACCGCCCTCAACTTCTGTAGTGTATACAAGTTGCCGACCAGCCTTCCTCTTCATGCCAAATTCATTGTACTGGACACCATTGACCGTTTCCCAGAAAGGAATAGATCGATCAAAACGCTCAGGATAGACACCAGTTTTTATAAGTTCTGATAGGTCTATCTTAAAGCCTTTGTCTTTGTCTGTCTCAAATGGCATTAAATAATTCTTCCAAGGAATTTAACTTCATACTGATTTGTAGCAATAAATCCAAATTTAGTGTCAAATTGGCTGTTGCTTGTTTGGTAAGTTTGCGTGTAAATATTATTACCAACAGATGTATTAAGTGTCCTAACATTTAAAGAAGTTATTGGTAAATTTTTTGTTTGCGTTAGACTTGGATTATCTGAAAACTTACCAGTAACACTAAGGGTAGTAAACATATTGTCTGCGTTACCAGTAAGCTGCCCAATAGTCCTAAAAGAAACCCTTCTGCCTGTTCCGTTTAGTATCCCATTAACTTTAAAATCTACGTCTAAAACACTATCCACAAAGTTTACTGCTGGAATCCCTGAACCTGAAGTAGTTAGATTACTAGGTGGGTTTGGAAATAGGAGTCCATTTTCTGGTATATTATTGAGTGAACCAAGCTTAAAACCAATAACAGCCTCGCTTGGGTTATCTGATCCTGAGCCACACGTTAATGTTGATGGCGGGGTGGAAACCTCAGTGCCGTTAAAAAACGCAGTATCAATAACAGTCCCGTTAAAGACAATGCTATCTACAGTTGTTCCGTTAAATATAATAGGCATTATGCGTTCTGGCCGTCAGCTCTTAAATATAAAGTGCTGCCATCGAGCCTAGCTTTTAATGTGCCGCCATATTGTCCATTACTTGTTGCGTAAGTATCTCTGCGAATAGCATTAGTTTCATTTTGTGAGCCTGGGCCTGCAACCTCAAAAGGCACATTGCTACCACCAGCAGGAGCGTATACGCTGCCATCAAATGATGCTAAGTTCAAACAAACCCATTTATCTATTACTGAAGAATAGACAAAATCATAAATACCATTAGCAGCAAGATCACCAGGTTGTAATGCACCACCACTATTTGTAACAATAGTTTTATTTGCTGTTGTGTTTACGTTTAATGTCGGTACAGTGCCAGTGCTATTAGTGTGTATCTTGATTAAAACTCTAGCGCCATCAACCAATGTAAATGCAGACTCACCATTTGGAAAAGATGCAGTATACGAACTACTGCTACCGTTTGATGTTTGAAAGTCAAAAGAAGACCTAAGAAGCTTGTCAATATCTTTTGCCGCTTCTAGAAAATTAGTTCTAACTGATGATGTAGTAGCTGTACCCTGTGCAGGTAGGGTTGGATTTATATTAGATGTCATTAGACTAACGGACCTCCATTAGTGGATATACTATGGTCTGTGATGCGGGATCGACCAGCACCTCCAGTTCCTTTTCTGTTTTGATCTTCAATTCCATCATAAAACTTAGCTCTAAACATTTGCGCTCTAACATCATCCTTTAAATATGTGCAACCAAACATTAAAGCACCCATTAACAACACCTCTGGCATTGCAATAGCATCGGTTACACCTTGATAGTTTTCTAGGTTTGGGCTGTCACCAGATTGATACTGGATGGTAAATACTTCTCCGGCAGAAGGGTTTGAACCAATATATATCTTGTCATCAGTTGAGCTATAGACAGATGCAATTCCTCCGCCAGTAATATGACCCCTGTAAGATTCAAATGTTAATGGTTGAAGAACCCGTCCCTTAGAATCAGTTACAGATATAACGCTAAGGCTTTTTGAAGGGATGGTGAAATAGCCATTTGTAACATCTGCTGCTAATACTGTGTATTCTTGAACTTTATTCAAAAATGGAATTGTCAGTTTTCGCTGCATTTCTTCAGAAGCAAGATTTACAAAATCTTCAATCTGAGCAGATAGGTCAGAACGGTTTAACCAATCAGCCGTAGACGCTCTTATATCGGATAGTGTGCTTAGAGCCATTACAGCCTCGCTGTTGTGGTTTTCATGTAAGGGTAATGCGTTTCAATTAATTTAAACAGGTATTTGTAATCTACGTTATCACCAAGTAAATCAACACCGTGTTCTCTTTTAATACGCATAACATCAGTCATAGATAAATCTAAAACTTGATGGTAATTTTGTTTTGGATCGTACTTCATCCAAGAGCTAGTGGAATTTCTTTTGTTTTTGTTATCATCCATTAACTGTGTTATGTCTTGAGTAAAGGTCTGGTGCATCCCACCATCACTGGTAAAATGTGTTTCCTCTTGGACACCATTGCTAAAATCTTTTTCAACAAATGATCTCATTACTTCTTGCTTTTTTTGTAAGGTTTAGATTGCTTAGGCTTGCTTGCCTTTGATGGGCGACCTACTTTTGAACCGTATGTACCTTTACCTGATGGCATAATAAACTCCTAATAAAAATAAAGGTAAGGGGAGCGTGAACTCCCCCACCAAACTTACTTAAACACTATGTAATGTTGTAGTAAGCACCGTTAGCTTCTTCAGAACGACACTCAAGAGTGTAATAACACTCTAGAAGTTTCTGTTCAGCAGAAGTTCGAGTAGCAATATCAGTGGTATGAATCTTCTTACCACCAGCAAATGCTAGACCCCAAGTGCTAAAATCAAGAACATACAAAGTGTTGGCAGGCATATGCTTGTTAGGAACAACAGCAATTGGGCCAAACTGAGAAACGTAAACAGCTACGCGAGAGATAATGTTACCACCGCTAGTAGAGTTACCGTTTAAGTTGGTGTCAACATTGTCAGCCATGCCGCTTAAGGCGCGAAATGAAGAAACAGTGCCAGCAGTTGCCATGATCTTTGCGCTATTAATATCGCCAGAGTTATTCCAAACACCGTCAAGCAAATTATCCATTCTAGTTTGGTTAATGATGTTTGTTGGAGTGCCGCCAGAACCAATTACGGGAACAGTAGTTCCATCTGAAGCAGTGTTTAAAGAAGCGTTAGTTGCAGCATTTAATTCTTGGTTAGAAAGAATCCAAGAGCCAACAGCCGCAGAAACGCCTGGATCACCTGAAGTGCCTTGACGCTTAGTAGCAGCAGGAGTTCCGCCTGTGTTAGGAGTTAAGCCATAAGCCTGCAATGTTTGTTTTTCAACATCCATTTGTAGCTCTTTACCTTTCTTCATTAACTGATAAGCCATTTCACGACCAGGAACACCTGCACGATCCATGAATTCAGCTTTCTTAGTTACAACAACTGAAGTATCAGCGATTTGAATGAAGTTACCTTTACGAGTACGAGTTGAACCTGCAACAGCAGCTATTGGATCTCCCGCTTCAACTACTGCGTTGTCAGAGACAGAGTTTGCCAAAGTATCGGTCAGCCACTCATGAGTGTCAGCAGTTACGCGAGCTTGAGGAATTCCAGAAGTAAATGGAGTCTGGAAAGGGGTTACGTTAAAGATTACGTTACCTAAATCTTCACGAATGTTGCCTTGACCAGTAAGAACTGGTACTGAGGTTGATGTAATTGTAGCCATGATATTTTACCTATTTAAAAGAATCGAGAATTAAATCTACGGCAGCTTGTTGACTAAATGAGCCATCTGGATTAGTGGCATCCTTTAGTTTTTTGGAATTTGCCGCAGCCTGTTTTTCCGCTCGACTTGATGACACACCTTTTCGTAAAACAGTTTTTGATGCCTTTTTCTTTGCAGGAGCTTTTACTTTAGCAACCTGTTTTTGAGCTTTGTTAGCTGTAGCTGCGTCATAAAGGACTTTTAAGACCAGCGCGTCATTAATAGAGTTTAACATTTCTGTATCTCCACCAATGCTTTCAAAGTAATCACTGATAACTTCAACATTCTTAACAGCAGTTGTTTGGTTAGAAAAACTTGGCTCTAACTCCATAAGTTTTGCTGCTTGTTCAATTGAAGTTTGTTTCTCTGCTTCTTTTAGTTGCTCTTGATACTGCGCGGCAACTTGATTTTGAGCAGCAGTGATTTCTTCTTGACGCTGTTCATAAACAACTTTAGCTTCCAATGCCTTTTCATAAGCATAAGGATCTGTCTGTTTTAACTCCATAAGTTTTTGAGTTGAAAGCTCTGGCTTTTGACCTAAGATCATAGCCTGGGCAGTTTCCAGCATTTTTGCAGTCTCTTCTAGATTGCTATTACGCTGTTCTTCAAAAACCTTACGTTCTTCAGATAATGCCTGAGTCTTGCGAGTATAATCACCTTGCATCAATATGCCGTTTTCAATTTTCTTAATGTCGTCAAGACCATTTTTGTTAAGAAATTCTTTGGCAGAGACTAAATATTCGTAATCATCAGGATCAAGCTCGATTTCGCCAGAATAATCTTCCGCTAAATCACTTTCCTCAGAATCATCGTCTTCAATCTGATCAAGGGTTTCTTCAGTCTCATCTTCAGAGTATTCTTCAGATTCAACTTCAGCTACAGGTTCATTTTCAATTTCTCCTAAATCTTCTTTAGGATTGACCATGCCCATTATTGCCTCTATTCCAGCATCCTGTGTAATGGGTTCATTAGAGAGTTCCGAAGAGTTGTTCTCATTGTCTAACATTTTTGCTTCCTCAAGGGTCGGTTTCCCGTTGTCCTTTAATTAGTAATAATTTGGGGTTTCTTTTCTTGTTGCAGATCAAGGTACTGTTGAACAGTAGGACAAGCCCACAATTCTTCAACCTTACCATCGACTTCTTGCATCGTTAGCTTTGTATAAGCCACCGACCGCATCCAATTCATAATTGATTCAGACACTATGTAATATTCTTCACTTTCTTGCTCGTTTTGCGAGACTTTCTCGTTGGTTTGCATACCACTCCAAATTGTCTTTCAATGCATTAATAACTTTAACTTCTCTCCAAACAGACTCGCCAACCTCTGGTGTCTGAACAGAAGAGAATGCTTTAAATAAATTTTCTTGCATTTCCTGAAAGATAAACTTAACCGAATCATCGTTTATCAATCTATAAGCTGCATTTGCAACTTTTATTTTCTTATCTAAATCCGCATTCTCGCAATCTAAACTAATTGCCAATCTTGACGGCTCTGTCACTTCTTGCCTCCAGGTTTAACTCAGCTAACTTAAATTCGTTTTGGTCCTCATGCTCTCTTACTTTAAGCTCAAACTCTTTTTGCTTTATTTCAAGCTCGGCTTGCGCTAACTGAAGTTCGGCCTGCTTGATTTGTAGCTTGCCTTGCTCTATTTGCAATTGACCTTCTATAGCTTGCTGCTCAGGTGATGGACCTTCCTGTTGACCAGTAAATTCAGGGTCTGGCATAGTGAAATACCTACCATGAGCGCTTTTATCAAACAGCTTAACCATATCCTCTTGCAATTGTACTATTTGCTGTGGAAGTACGGTAACACCCATGCCACCATTAGATACCATAGCTTGCTGTGCTTGCATAGTCTGCTGCATATGAAATAGTTGTTCTGTCTTGTTTCCATTACCCAAACCAACAAGAACCGTTACATCTTTTCGCGCATTCCAGCTACGAGGGTCAACTTCAACAAATTTATTGTCTAAACGAAATATACTCTTATCTTCAGCATGAGCTATTTCTAACTCATAAACACCCATAAAGACTTTACGCAAAAACTCACCAAATTCACGAGCTATCAAGCGAATACGGGCCTGTCGCTTAGATAGAACCTGACTAACAGCGCCTGATGCGGTGTTTCCGTTTAATATATCTGGGCTAATAGTGTTGTCAGTAGAGCCTACATCCTGCTCTAGCATCTGATCAGCTATACCCATCATATTGTAGGTGTGAGTGCCAAAAGATGGCTGCTGAGGGAATGAGATGCCGTTTGGATGCTTAACCAGATATGGAGCGCCTGGTTTACTATTCATGACGGAATCTAGATCAACTTGACCTTCAACAACAATTGGTCGTCCATTGTTTAGGTTATATTGGTTGTCTAGCTGATTCCGCCACAACTGGCTTTTCATTTTTTGTATTGGGGCAGCAGCATCCGCTGGGCAAAGACCTGTAAGTCTGTGAGAAATCCTAATAGGAGTCCAAATAACAAAAGGTATCTCATCAACTTCTTCAATATTTAGTATTACATTGTTTACTAAGCAAACCTTTAAAAGCTCATCATAATCGTCTTGATTGCGATCACACCGCATATATACTTCATGAAGGTCATACATCTTGATAATGTCATTGCCTTCTTCACCGTAATCGTCTGTGTCAAACTGGCGAGCAATTCTTTCAGGAGAATCGTATTCGGTATAACCTGTTGACGATCCAAGGTTTTTAACTTTTTCCTTGGAAAAACCCATAGCGATTAAATCACTTGCTGACTTCATGCTTCTTTGACGAACAAACTTTGCGTCTTCAATCGTTGTTGCGTCACGATGTATGGCAAACTCTTCTGGAGGTATAACCTCAATCCTTGTTTTTCCTTTCTCTTGAGTTCTAATTAATTTTCCATCAAAAGAAATCATCTGAGTCTCTAAATCTATAGACTCTTCAAATTCAGTTATTTCAACTTCTGGGTCTGCTTGAAGTATTTGAAACGCTTGTTCTGATATGTTTTCAAAAGAATGAGTTGTTATCTCATCTTCCATAGAGCGCCATCGCTTGATAACGCCCTGACGCTGGAGAAGCCCATCGTATAGGCTGTCTAAAACATTTGAAAAGCCATCGTTTTGTCGGTAAAAGACATAGCGGATATAATCTGTTGCTTGCTGGGCTGCTTCAACATCTTCTGGCCCTTGCGGCTCAAATCTAACAGTCTCATCATCAGCAATAAACAATTCAGCAATGTCTGATTTTATGTTTTCTACTGTTTGAAAAACCTCTCTTGTAACTATCGATGAGTAGCCAGTTCTTTCATTGCCATATTCTTCACCAAGATAATAGCGCATAAGATCTGCGCGAGTCTGAGATGCATCACTATCTAGGTTGTCAGACACATTGTCTTCATAGCTCTGTATCTTTGAAAGAAGGTCTTTATTTGTAAGCATTAAATAACCCAATCATAAGTAGATTTATTTTGTTTTTCCCAAGGTCTTTTTTTCTTGTTTGCTGTGCTTCTAGATTTCTCAGCAAACCGTCTGCTCTGGTAACAGTACCTAGAAGCAGACATCAAATCATCGTCTTTATCAACAATTTTGCCTTGGTCGCCAAAGTGGTATTGGCCGTATTCTTGTTGCCAAAAATAACAACTTTTAAAAACTTTAAAAAGACCCTTTTCCATTGCTTGAGACATTGCAGTAATGCCTGCTGATATCTTTATATCGCCTTTCTTTTGCGATATATCAGGAGGATTTGTAAAATGCTCAGGCAACAAATTAACGCCTTCTTGTCTATATTGTGTAGCCATGCTGTCGCCACCGTCAAACGATCTGTTACCATCGTGAGGCCATGCAACTGGTGGCTCAGACCCTCTAGCCTTTAAAGCTATTGAGTGCATTGTAGGAGTCTGCCTTGACTCTCTGTATTCATCGTAAATGTAAAAACAACCATTGTCTGGGTTTATTGCTCCCCAAACAATAGCTGTTGGGTGATCAAACCCAAAGTCAATACCGCATATTTTGAGCCAAGTATCAGGTATTGGGAAATCATCAACAACAAGTTTGTCCAATGAGTATGGAAAAACCATACCTCTACCAAATACCGGCTGACCTTTTGTCCTCATATCCCTTTCGTTTGGGAGATACTGACTTAATATCTGCTCTTTAGCGGCCTCATCTAAGTGAGGCGCTTCATCCCACCCTGCCTGTATTAAGAACTGACCAGGCTTTCTGTCGTTCATAAACTGACTTATAACTGGTGTCATTCCACTTTCAGGAGTAAACGTCATCATGACGTACCCCCTTTTGTCCAGTGTCCGAGTAAGACACTGAGTGTATATGTTCTGTGCTGGCTGCTCATCTAGCCAAATCCAATCAAGAGAAGAACCCATGAACTTCTCTTCACCCATTTCATAAGACTTAAACGACACAACAGACTCACCAATGTGTACGCCAAAAGCGTTATGAAACTTTACTACAATACTCTCTACTGCGTTCGGTATTTGCGGTTTTCTAACAACACTATGGATAAAGTCTTTAGGTATAGCACCAGATCCCCTCATGTCTTGATTAACTGGATCACCAAGTAATTCTTTCTGTAAAATATCTCTAGTTGTAACTGTACTAGCACCAGCAGCCCAAGCATTTATAGGCTTAGTGAATCTTTTGCCTTTCCACCAATCAGGATATATCCCTGTTAGATGGCAGGCAGTAATTCTTGCACCAGTGTACGTCTTACCAACTCGGTTACCCGCCATTGCAAGACACTGATTGTTTTCAAGTGTTGCATTAGACAAAGACTCCTGCCAACCATAAGGAACCCACTCCTTTATCTGGTTAAACTTTCGTCTTTCCTCTTTCTCCTGAATTAACTTTAGGAGCTTTTGCTTTTCAGCCGTGCTTAAGTTTTTTGACATTTTGCGATGATTCAATCAGATCCGATAGTTGTTCATCTAGCTCTGCATCAGATAAATCTGATACGGTTTGTGTTACATTAAGCTCTCTTGGTTTGTCATAGCCTGTTCTGTGCAATATATCCTGTGCTGCTTTCAATCTAATCTCAGGTTTATTCTCTTTATCAATCATTATGTCTTCAATGATTTTTGTAGCTAAAGAAGCAACTTGGTTTTCGTCAATCAAGTCATCTCTTTTTTCTTTTATTACATCTTTAAACTTTTTATACATCCTGTAAGCATTACCAGGGTCTGGAGCATAACCAGCAAGAGCAAAAGCGTCAGCAATAGTCATCTTCAAAGGATCTTTGCCTTCGTGATAACCCTTAGCCATTAAATCAATAAACTTTTCTTGCTGGCTTGTTAACTTTACTTTTCTTTTTGTCTTAATCATCGTATTGGATTTCAATATCTTGAGTTGTGGCACTTTTAGTTAATTTAAAAGCCCGTGGCTGAGTTGTTTCGTTGGTTAGCAACCCAGAATCATCGCCTTGGTTAATTAAAATTCCAAGAGAGTTAAAACCAGATTCTGAGCGGCCTTGCGCTTTAACAAACTCACCAGTTAAAAGTTGCGGTCGAGAATAGAAACGCCTACTTTCTGATGGTTGTAATGTAAACTCAGATCCTACTATTTCTGATTTACTTGCTGAGATGTAAGTTACTCTAGCCATTAATCGTATTCCACCCGTGTTTCAGATTGCGTGAAAGATTTGGTTATCTTGTAGGTTTGAGTGTGTGTTGAGTTGTTAGTTAAGACACCAGAGTCTGAGTTTTGGTTAATTAAAATACCAAGACTTTCATAACCACTTTCACCAAGAACCTCTGCTGTGACAAACTCACCAAACGCAAGCTCAGGGGCAGTGTAGTAGCGTCTAGATTGGCTTGGAGCTAAAGTAAATGTAGCAGATGTTGCCTGGTCATTGCCTAATGGAATTGGTATGTTTGCCCTAGGAGTTCCTGTAGAGCTTCCACCACCGCCTACTACGCCATTCTGCGCTGTAAGCAATGCGTCACTTGTAAAAGTAGTTTCACCTATTGTAGAGCCAGCCATAACCAACACTTCATCGTTATCATTTAATGTTGGAACAACATTTCTTGGGCTTTGTCTAGAATAACCAGTTCCGTCACTTGCAGCAGCCGTATTAATATATATTGAAGGCTCGTCATACAAAGGAATAATATCTGATGTACCTTGCGTAGCTTTAAACTCAGGTCTATTTGTCGCTGGGTTGTTAAAATCTGTTTCTATTGCAAAAACCTGCCCACCCAACAAGTCGGTTTTAATTGCTGCTGTCATTTCCGATGAATTAGCCGCGACAAAAGCATCAAAATCGGCTGCACCCGTAGTGTTTGCAAGAGGACGGTAGATTTTTGGTTGTTGGCCGGTTTCTTGAGCAATAAACATATTTCCAGTAGTAAATCCATTTCCTGTGGTCGCAGAGTAGTTTGTGTTAGGTGCCCATAAAGTCCACGGGTAAGCCATTTCTACATGAGTAAAGTTGCCACTAAATTCAGCAACAATATCTACATTATCTAAACTTGTTGATGTGGTTTGTGTTGTCGAGTCTCCCTTGATACTTAAAAATCTCGATTGACTTCCGCCATTTTCATAATTAATAGAAGTTTGTTGACCAGTCGTATCAAAAGTAGCTGAAGTAACATCAGCCCCAAAAGTCGAACCGTCAGAAGCCTTATATGTTCTGAGGCGGTCCAAATTAGCAGGCCATGTTGTATCAGAATACGAAATGACAGAACCCGCAACTGATGTGTCCACATTAAAAGAAACGTGCGGGCCTTTCGCTCCTATAAAAAAAATAACTCCGGTAACACGGAATAAAAAAGTATTGCCTTGATAAAAATCAAAATGCGGTGAAGCTGAATGGTTGACGGTAGCTATACCATTGCCTGAAATGCCGTGACCAAACAAATTTGTTGCGCCAACACTTTTAAACTTGTACCTAAACATTCCCATTGTAAATTACCTTTAATTTGTTTTAACACTGGCAAGACCATTGCCAATTGCCAATGATTTAAAATATTTGTGTGTAGACCTATCTTCAAAAACCCACCGATCCGCGCCTTTTTTGAACACTGCAACATCTGAATTTAAGTTATTACCTATCATTGCTTCAACATTATAAGCAACCATTTCTTTTTCGGTAACGATAAAGCGAGAAATACCTCTGGGAGAATTTAATGAGTTAGCAGGCTCAAAATCTGTGTATTGACCAACAAAACCTGTATCATTACTTGTAAATCGCCTTAAAGCCCCACCCCAACCGGTAACAGAAAGCAATTGGAGTATGTTTGAATGTCCAACAGTCTGATCTGTGTTAGTGTTAGTCATGCAAGTGGTGTGGTGATCACTGGTTAAAACAAGTATTCCTTTGTTTGTAACCGCCTGCAACGATTCCAATGTAGAAATCATTTCAGTTCTGCTTGTTTGACCCCAACCATCAGTTTGTCCGTAAATACCGCCTTGAGCGTCACCAGGGCTTCCGTCAGGTGCTTGATTAACTGGTTGAACGCAGTCACCACAAAATATAACAATAAAATCCTTTGTGCTGTTTTGTATTTGATTGATAAGCCATGCTTTTTGAACTGGCCCAACCGTTTCATTGTTTGTCGCTGGGTAAGCCCTTAAATTTGTCCACGGGTTGTTTAATACTGCATCGCCAATACCGTTACCGCAATAATCCGCATGGTATCCAGTGTTTAAATAAATCATATCAACTAACGGATGTTCTCTCTTGCGCCAAAACCCAGAACCGGCATACGCTGGAATACTAAGGCCTGCAACACCTAAAGGATGCTCAGTCCATAAATTCTTGTAGCTTGCACTGCCGTCTTCTTGAACTCCAGTCGTTCTGCCAAAAAAGTATTCCATTAAGATTTTATGATTGACTTGCATTGTTGCCATTGATTGCAGGTCAGTAATGGTGTTGTTGTAGCAGGCAGTGGATGGGTTAAAGGGATCGCTTACTGATGCACTTCCGCTTCCCCCATGAAGGTAATTTACTGTCGAAGTATCAGTGGGTTTTGTTCCGCTTAAATTATTTAACCCATAATCTACCAAAAATGCACTGTTTGGCGGTTGGTTATCTATATTTGAACCAACCGCTGTGTTTAAACCAAACTTATCATCAGCTATATTAAAATTGCAATTGTTGAGTGTTGCTAAATGGTCACCCGCATCAGTGCTCTCTAGGCTAGCTCTCATGGCTGTAGCCAGTGGTGCTGGAGCAAGCATTGCGCTAAAGAACTCACCTACTAAGCTATACTGAAAAGCAGTTGTTTGCTCTTCAACATTTAAAACGGCATCTCGAATTCTACCACCAGTAATGTAAAATTCAGCATTATCTACTGTATCAGAAGTTAGGCTTACAGGATCAATCCAATTTAACTTGTTAGTCTCAGGGGCGTTAACAGAGCTTATTGAGTACATCATGTCATCTTGGCTAACACAAAGGTCAACATTTAGATCATGTTGGATATCAGCACAATCAAACCAAGAAGGTTTGTCGCCAAACCCTAAATACATACTGTTGCTACCAGCAGAAACCCATCTGAATTTATCACAGCCGTAGTGCATTCCGCTTATCACAGAACTGCTTAACGTCCTAACCTCAAACTGAAAGCTTTTTAGCGTTCCGATTGACGGATCGTTCGCAGCCACTGTGTTTGTGTAAGGCTCAACCGTGTAATTAGTGCCTTCCTTTAACCCAGTGAAATTAAACCTGCGAATCCTCAACCCATACCAATTCCTTGAGTCTGGGTCGCTATGGACTAACGGGTCGTTAGTTAAATCAACCCCAGTAACAGGAACATCCACACCAGTGGTAATGTTTTTACATCCTATAGTCGCGTTTGTTGTGTTTATTAAATGCGTACCTACGTTGGTTAACGATGTGTCGTGAATAGCATTGTAGGCTTGGCTAGACATATTCCTTACAAGAACGTAAACCGCAAAACTGGTTGTTGTCTTTTCCCCAACCCATGCTGCGCGAACCCCAGTACCAACTTTACCTTGTAAAAACTCTTTACTCATTAAAAATTGCGCCTTTATGGTAGGTAAAATCTATACCGTATAATTCAAAAGAATCTTTCGACTCTACTAGCTTTCCACCATTTTCATTATGGTTTGCAGCACCAAGTAAAGGCATGAAACCGCAGTTAAATGAATTAGCTAAAAAGAAATCATCTGTTTTGCAGTTATAACCCAGACTTTCAAGAAACTCTATCCAAGGACCAGAACGCTCTTTTGGTTCTGCTAATGTATAAGGCGCTATAATTGACAAAACGTCATTATCAACACCTTCCAAACTTACCATTCCATGCTTTGCCTCATCACCAACTAGTAATTTAAGGTCTGGATTTACATAGCCGCCAGCATCTTCAATTAATTTAGTAAATTTCTCTATCATTGAATTTTTACTGTAAAAGATGAAGGTGCGCTAGGAATGGCAGCAATGCAAGCCGTGACTGGCTCGCTGCGATTACCTAATGTGTCTTTCGTCACTAACGAAAAACAAGCTCCCTCCTCTGGTATTGTGTAATTTGACGCTGTGTAAGTCTCAGAGTCTCTTGATATCTCTGCAAAAAGGCCGCCACCTATTAATTCGTAGCCTGCAATCTCGCTAGAAAGCAGCATTGAACCGTCAACTCTGTTAACCGGTTGTTTCCAATCAAAGACTAAGGTCTTTTCGGGTTGTGCAATAATAAACCAAGGGATTGACGCTACAGTAAGTGCAATAACTAGGATTAACACAAAGCTGGCAACTGCCTTCATTATTGGTCGTCCTTTCTTACGAAATCACCATGCTTGCGCTGGGCAAAGCCTTCAAGATTGGCGACTCTTTTGTTTAGGGCAACAATTATCTGCATTGCGTCCCTGTGGTGCTTTTCGCAGTTTAGAAGCTGCTGGGCTGTGTGATCGATTCGATCTTTTAAACTAGCTTGGTTATTCCGCCAGAGCACAACCATACCTCCAGACAAGGCAATGACCATAGCAGAGGCCATGCCGACAACGTCCACCTCGGTCATGGCTAGTCTTCACTGTTTTTTGCGTTTCGGAAGTTCTGACCAACAAGGTTAATCAGCATTCGGACACCAGGTATTGCTTTTTGAATCTTTAGTGGGACGTAGGCCGCTAGTGCAGCACCGCCACCCATAGTAGAAAGGATACCCATTACCAAATCAACGTAATCCCACCGATGGAGTGTGCCTGTTTCTTCTAAAGACTGGCCCATTGCCAGGGCGGGTACAGATAACGCTAAAAGCAAGATATATTTCATAGTAGCTCCAATTATGCTAGGTGATTGGCTGGAGTATAAAGGAGTCCTTCTCGCTTGTAAAATGGCCTGTGAGAGATTATAATCCAGAACGCAAGAAATTGCTCGGCCTTGAAGGATATGTCCTGCGAAAGCATCCCTCACCGCTCAAGGCTTAAAGTGCAAAAAGATACCCCACGGCACATCTGAGTTCTAAAGACTGAACAGGGGGTGGACTACACGCTAGTAGAAGGCAGTCGAGTTCGTCCAATTGCGTTAATGGCGATCTACCGAAGGAGCAACTAAGTTCCCTAAGTAAACGGAACCAAACCTAAAGCTTAAAGGCTCTGGGTTGGGGTTCTTTTACCTCGAAACAACTAACTACCTTGAGTCGCTATAGGTAGTCCCACATAAAACCCTTCTAAAACAGTAACTTACCTCCAAATACCCTCTGTAGTAGTCCCTAATTTGGTACTACCTAAGCCCTTATTTCCGTATAACTCCTTGATTACTAAAGCAATTGTGCCTTTTAGGTTCTAAAATCCCGTCCGGTATATGGGGTGGATATTCTAGAATAAAAGAGGCGGGCCAGTTAGGGGTACCCGGTCAAGCCCTATTTGCTGCCTTATCGGTGCAAATACTGCAGGTGTGGGGAAATAATTTACTGCAGGCGTGAGGTGTGTATGTGAGAGGGAATATCTCTACCTTAATCCCTACCTGATCCATAATCCACTGCAGTAGGTCAGCCAGTAAC